TCAGACGCTACGTTTACCTCTTGCTCTAAAAGAGCTTTTTGCTTAGCCATTGCTGCACGATTTTCTGCAGCTTCTGTGCTTCTCTGAAGACCTCTTCTTGCTAAATTTTCTTCTGTCATTCTTTGCTGGTTATCAAAAGACTCCATTGCAATATTTTTACTCATTGTTTTAAACTGCTGAACTTTTTCTGCAATATCCTTGAAGTCTCCAATTTGAGACAAGTCATGAATTCTTTCTTGGTTAATGTTTGAAAATGCTTGTATAAAAGGCTGATAATTTACAACTGATGTTGGGTCATACTGATAAAGCCTTTGGATATTGTTAACTGCAGTATTCATTAAAGTTTTAGCTTGATTTAAAGTCTGCTCTTCTTGCGGCGTAAGGGGAAGCCTTTGAGTAATGCGCCTTTTCTTTCCGTCAGCACCGGTAACAGTAATAGTTTGGACTCCCGAAAGCTCGTCTATAACATCCATCAATTCCGGCGCAGCTTGTTGCGCTGGCATCTGCGGAGCTTCTGGCGGTCTTCTTCCTCTAAAAAGTTTTCCCATTACGATACCTCAAACAAATAATTATCATAGTGTTTAAACAAATAGTTTACACCGTATTTAGTTAATTTACAAAGAAATATTCTCATTTTTTCAGATTCAGTTCTTATTATTATTTTATTGAAACCTAATAAAAATGGAAATTCTAAGCATTTTTTCATTACTTCTTTTGTAAATCTTCCCCTATATTTTTCATAAATATAAAGTGAAATCTCACAAACTTTTTCTGTAATAGTTTTTACGCCATAAAAACCAATGGCAATATTGCTTGAAATTATTTCAAAAAATACACAATTTTCATATGTAAAATTATTGAAAAATTTTTCAATTTGATTCTCTTCAATTGACTCAAAAAAAATAGTCATTAACTACAAAACTAGCACTTTTTTGGCTTAGGTTTACGGTCTTTGCTTGGTCTAGACTTATTCATAAATTACCCCTTAAATTAAAAAATTAACATTGAATTATAAACTAATTAATAGCTTAGTTAAACTCCTGCATATATGATTTTTGGCATTAAAATATATGGCTGCATATTGTTATGCTCAAGACCTCCGCCTGTTGATGTTGTTGCACTGGCAACAATATTTTGCCAAATTTCCCCGCCACCAGTTAATGAGCCAGACAATACTGTATGAGTATTATATCCATGAGTATGAGCAGGTATCTCAGGGGTCGTTAATGTATGAGTTTCTGTCCCACCAACGCCGCCTAATACCGGAGCATTATTAACAATTCTTCCGCCTGTCGGGCTTCCCGATGTAGGGTCAATACCAGCAGTTACTCGCCCTCTTGAATCAGGAACGTTAAATGTTGTTGTTCCGTCACCTACTCCATAAGTAGTACCTATTGCTGCAAATAATAAAGCATATGTTGTTCTACTTATAGCTTGTCCGCTCGCCAATAGCCATCCGGCAGGAGCTGCCCCGCCTGGCGCCCAGTCCATCATCATACCGGGTCTAATTTGTATGACAGGCGCTAGCTGCGAATTAGTAAGACTATTCGCCACCAAAGATGCGGAAGGCAAAGTTCCTGCGACAACTGCTGTACCCTGAATGCTTGATGCTTGAATCTTAGCGCCGCTTAATGTTGCATCATTCTGATTATTGAAAAATAACTGAAAGTGGGCATTGTTCACGGCCGCAATCTTATCAAATGAAATTTTATCATCTTCAATATTATTGTTTTGGATTGCGCCAGCCTGAATATTTTCATTTCCAACCGCACCGTTTCCAATTTTAGGATTTGTTACGCATCCATTTTGAAGCGCTAAAGTTGTAATGCATTGTGCAGAAAAATAACCTGATGTTATATTTGTCCATGAAATAGTTCCGGCACCATCCGTTACTGGAAATTTATTAATATTTAATGGGTTACTAGACCCAGGCAATATTCCTGCTGCAATTCCTTGAGTTATTGTCCATAAACCATTCAAAGAATCAATTATGTAGTTAAAATCTCCATCAAGCTGATTTGAATTTATTGGTTGACCTTGTTCTGCAACCAATGCATATCTATCGCTAAATGGTAATACTTCAGCTGGATTGTAAGGTATTTGTTTTCTTTGATATGTTGGCATTATCTTTCTCCTATTCCAAACAATCTAATTCTTCTAAAAGAAACTGGGCCGCTTATTATGTATCCAGAAACCGACACCCAAAAACTCGAAGAAGAAAATTTAAATCTTTTATTCACTACTTCAAATTCTTTTCTTAGCCTAAACCCGATATCTGTACTATCATTATTTCCAAGAGTTGTTAATGGCTCTTCACCAATTAAATCACCCCTATACTGGAAACTACAAGAATCTGTCAAAGAAAAGCTTCTTGGAACATCTCCAAATATTGAAATATTTATTAAGTTATTATTATTTAATATGAAAGAAGATGGATAGTTTATAACTAACTCATATCTTTTATTTGCATATCCTTTTCTACCTCTAAACTTTATTAGACCTGGCGTCCATATTATTGGTATTAAAGAGGTTCCATTTTGGTCTCCATATATTTTCTTTGTTCCGTCATTCCCATCCGCATATTTAAATATCTTATTTCCAATAAACATATAAAATTGTGAGCTTAATTCCATGAAACAGTTTGAGTTTAAAAAATCACCAGACAAGTAAAACCAAGAATATAATTTTGTTGAAAATAAAGATGATAATATTTTATTGTTTGATATCTTGAACCCTATGAACCCGCCTTCGCTATATTTAAATGATGTACATAACCTATAATTTGAGTCAGACTTTGTAGCATTTGATGCAAAATTTTTAACTATTGTGTCAACAGAGTTGTCTGAGTCTGCTGAAAACTGTCTTGCTATATTTAATGTAGTTAAAGAGTGTACACCAGACTGAGAAACAAAATAAACATCATTTGAAAGCTCTATAAGTAAATCACCGTGTAGAATTCCAATCGGTAAATTTGCACTCCACGAAAAATCACCGCCTTGACCTGGTGTATAGCCAGACCATACTTGCGTTCTCTTTCTTCCCATAAAAGCAAGCAAACCGTTTACTTCGCAAATAGCTTCAAAGTTATCTTGTATATTATGCTTGTCCGACATATTAATGCTTGGAATTGTTTTTGTTGTTTCATTAAATAGCCCATAACCATTAATAGAGTTTGGCCTATAGCTATAATATACCCTTAGCTGATTATCGAGATCTCTATATTGAAGACTGACTGCGCCTTGCCCTAATGCCCATATTCTATCCTTAGAAACATAAATAAAACTAAATGGTGGCGGCTTGTCTTCATAAAATAACGTAACTATATTTACACCAAACCCTGGCAAGTCTTCATTTGTTGTTATTGTAACTAAGTTTCCTACAACAACAATATTTGCTATAGTTATATTAGTTATAACTCCATCAATATTTAGTTTTAAAGAATTTCCAATAAAGTACTTAGAGGCGTCAAATCCATTAGACTTTATAAATGTAAAATTAGTATTATTTACCCTGGTTAAATTATTTGCATAAATCTCAACTAGAAATTCAGACATATCTATTAAATTTGTTCCGTCCCATACCATTACATTATTAACACCATTACATATCAACATTTTTTGCTGAAAAAATGATGCTCTTGGAACACATCCTGCTGAAAGTCCTGACTTTAATCGATCACTTAGCATATTTAACGTAAAGTTATAATTATAAATAGAGCCAAGCTGAACCCATATTTCAGTTATAACTAATACACCGCTTGTTGGGTCTGGAAGTAAATTATTTTCTATTGTAATAGATACAAAATTTCCAACAATTGTTACATCTTTAATATCTGCATAAAGAGTATTTTGTATTGTGTTAAATGTATAAACTATCTTAATTTTTGTGTCTGGAACATAATTTAACGGAGGAACAGAGTTAAAGGTTATGTGAGAAGAATCTACTGCAACCATTGTATCTGCGTTAATATCTTGAAAATAATATAAAACATATAAAATGCCCTGGTTCAAACTTCCGTTAAGGGTATAAGGAAAGCTTCTTATTATGTTAAATTCATTTGTTGAGACATTGTTAATTAATTCTGTTCCATACCTAACTCTGCCTTCACCAAGAGGATAAGGTATAATATTTTCTAGTGTGTGACAAAAGTTGGATGGCAAAGCATCTGGAGAAATGACCTGATTCATTCCATTAGCCGCTATTGGGAATTCTGTTATATCATAATTGCCTTCTTGAAACATTTATGCGTTCTCAAATGTTCTGATTAACATATTGTTTGATCCATAGAAGTATGATTTTAAGTCTGCCCTTCCTTTGTCCCATCTATCAAGC